CAACCAACGATGTTGAGGATGCTCAAAAACTACTGAATTTGGCATTAGATTTGACAGCAGCAACGGGAAAACCTTTAGAGACAGTTACTAACGCTTTAGGTAAAGCCTATGATGGCAATACAACAGCACTTGGCAAATTGGGTCTGGGTATCGATGCAGCTACTCTTAAGTCGCAAGATTTTGATACAACAGTCCAATCACTTACTGACACTTTTGGCAATTTCTCAGAGAACGCAGCAGAAAGCACACAGGTTCAAATGGAGCGCGTCAAAATTGCTCTTGATGAAGCTAAGGAATCTATTGGGGCTGCATTATTGCCAGCTGTTCAAGAATTGACTGCTTGGATATTAGAAAACTTTATACCAGCTTTAGACTCGTTTATAGCTGGCTTGACGGGATCTGGTGGCCTTGACGAATCTTTGACCGATTCACAGCAGACAGCCCTTGAATGGGGTGAAAAAGTTAGAGGTTTTATCAACACAGTAATTGAATTACAGGATGAGTTAATAGTTTTGGCTGGAGTCATAGCTGCGGTTTTTGTGGCAAATAAAGTTGCTGCTGGTGTAACTGCAATTATTTTATTGATCAATGGTTTAATAAAAGCCTACAATCTATTAAAAGGCAGCGCAATAGTCGCTGGTATAGCTCAATCCTTTGCTATTAATCCATTACTCGGCGTTGGAGCAACCGCCGTAGGTGCAGCCGTTTTATCTGCAGCAAATGCAATTGGACGAAGCAATGATACTCCAGAGGCAAAAGCTCCACTATTCTTCCCTGGTGGTGGCACAGGGGTAGGCGCAGCTGGTGAAGTAAGTGATGTAAGAAATACAACGCGTTCTAATTTAACTTCTGCGCGAGTAGGTGGCAATCCAGTTAGCGGACGAATCTCAAGTAGCTCGGCCAATCCTACACCTACTTTGATTGAACAAGTTACTGAAGCAAATTTTATAAAAAGAATCGCAGGTACAGGATCATTTAATGTTGGCGGATTTAGGCAAGCTGATGAAAACGGCAATGTTATAATCAATGTCAATGCTCCATCAGTGATTGATGAAGAAGGATTTAGCCGAGCAGTGATTTTGGCATTAAATAACTCACAAAGTAGGACTGGTTCTGGCGCAAGTCAGTTTAATCAATGACCGCTTGGAGTCCCGTTTATCGGGTTAAAGTAAATAACTTAGTAGTTACTAGCGCGACCTTAAGCGGTCTGACAATAAGGTCTGGCAGAGAAGATATTTATTCGCAGCCCAGCGCTGGTTATTGCAATTTAACCTTAATTGAAACTTCAGAAACAGCAGTCTCTTTTGAAATCAATAACACAGTTACGATTGAGGTCCAAGATTCAACAAATACTTTTGTGCCTTTATTTGGTGGATTTATAACAGATTTAGGAATTACAGTTCAGGCATCTGGATCTACTGCTCTAACGCAAAGAATTCAAATAGTAGCCGTAGGCGCACTAGCGCGTCTTAATCGCGCAGTTTATGTTGGCAACTTTGCTCATCAATTTGACGGAGATAGAATCAAGGAATTAATTAGCCAAGTTCTTTTTAGTCAATGGGATGAAATTCCTGCGTCCGAAACTTGGGCTGGATATACTCCAACGACCCAATGGCAAGATGCGGAAAATAGCGGATTAGGCGAAGTCGATACTCCAGGAGATTATGAACTTCATTCCGAAAACGGAATAGATGACACTCTTTACAACTTGGCGGCCCGTTTTGCACAAAGCGGACTGGGTTATTTGTATGAGGATTCTCAGGGTCGCATAGGTTACGCCGATTCAACCCATAGAGCCCAATACCTTAGTGCAAACGGATATGTCGATTTAGATGGTAATCATTCAATTGGCCCTGGTCTTTCCATTGTAAAAAGAGCTGGAGATGTCAGAAACGAAATTACTTTAACTTATGGAACTTCAAATCAAGAGGTAACAGATGAGGATTTAGATTCAATAAACACATACGGTTTATTGGCTGCAAGCATACAAACCACTTTAAGGAATCAAAATGATGCCGAATCGCAAGCTGCATTTTATTTGCTTATCAGAGCCTATCCGCAATTTTCTTTAAATCGCATTACCTTCCAGCTCACAAACCCTGCAATCGATGACTCAGACCGAGATAATCTAATCAACGTCTTTATGGGGCAAGCTTTAAATATTAACAATTTGCCAGCCAATATGGTCGATAGCCGCTTTTCGGGCTTTGTAGAAGGCTGGACTTGGACGGCAAGCCTAAATGAGCTAAGACTTGAGCTTAATGTGTCCCCGATTGCCTATAGCCTTCAGGCGTTCAGATGGACTTCTGTCCCAATTACTGAGACTTGGAATACCATCGACCCAACTTTGGAATGGTATAACGCTACAATAGTCGCTTAAGGAGAATCGATGCCAACGACAACAAATTATGGCTGGACAACGCCAGCTGATACTGATCTAGTTAAAGATGGTGCTTTAGCTATCAGGACGCTGGGCTCAGCTATTGATACTACAGTTTATAGTAATTATCTTGAAGGTTCAATGATTAGCATTGCCTCAGGAACTATGGGCAATTCAACAACAATTTCATCAATCCCTGCTACTTATAAAGATTTAGTTTTGGTTTTAAGAAATGCTAGACCTTCCACCGATGGTGAAGGATTTAGGTTACGCTTAAATGGAAATACTGGAAGCGTTTATGCCAATGATGTTTTAATGAGCCAAGCTACCTATACCTTTGGCGCTACATTTATGCAGATTACTAGCGGAATAGATAATACTGCTACTAATGGAATTCATATTATTCGCCTTTATGAATATGCCAATTCAGCAAGCACTTGGAAATATGCTCACACTTTTTCAATTGCTAACAATAATACAACGACAACTTCTGCGAATGTTTTCAATGTTGGTTCTCTATCGAATATAACTGCAAATATAGATTCAGTCACTTTTTATCCTTCTACTGGCAATACTGCTGGCGGAACTTATCAACTTTATGGAGTTAGATAATGACACACATAATAATTCACAATGCGGAAACTAATGAGGTTATAGAGCGCGAAATGAACGCTCAGGAATTGGCTCAATTAGAAATTGATGAGCAACAAGAAAAAGAAAGAAAAGAAGCCGAGGCAGCTAAAGTAGCTAAGAAGTTAGCAGCTGAAGCTAAATTGGCTGCTCTTGGTTTAGAGCCTGACGATTTGCGCGTTTTAGGTTTATAGCAATATAAATCAAAATAATGGCCAAACTATGCGCAGCAGGTATTCAACTTCGAGAGCAAATCGATGACGATTATCCTGATCGGGATCGCAAGTCTGATGGTTGGATTGCTGACGCTCGCCACCGCGCTAAAGGCACTTCTGACCATATTCCAGACGCTAGAACAGGAATCGTTAGAGCTTTAGATATTGACGCTGATTTATCAGCTCACAAAGAAGAAGCTTATGCGTTAGTTGAAAAGATTCGTAAGTTGGCTAAAAAAGGCGATAAGCGCATTGCATATATTATTTTTGATGGAAAGATTATGAGTCCGATATTAGGATGGAAGCGCAGATCTTACAGAGGCGCTAATCCTCATCGGTCTCATTTCCATATTTCATTTACAACTTTGGGAGATAAAGATGGCAGTTATTTCGAGCTCGAAGGAGAAACTAATGACAGACCTAAGAAAAGCAGCAGAAAGCTGGGCGAAAGCGTTCCTAGCAGCAGCGCTAGCGACATACCTAGCGGTGGGATTCGACCCTGCTGCCATTGCAAATGCAGCTCTAGTATCAGTCTTGCCTAGCATCATCAACTGGCTTAATCCAAATTACGAGCGTTACGGCAAAGTCCGTTAATGCCAGCGGCTGAGTTGGCCACCTTAGTAGCTTCAGTCTTAGGCTCTATAGCCTTGCTGATTGCTGGTCTTCGCTACATTATAAAATTGGAGAATATTCCGATAGTGTCGCGACTCGATAAAATGGAGTCTCAGTTAGAATTGGCCCTAGCGAAAGGGGTCAAAAATGGCAACGCGAAAGCGCGTAAGTAAGAAAGCAGTAAAGCGTCCTAAGAGACGCAGAACTACTAAAGAGACGCCTTTAACGAAGCTTGATTTCTGGGCTATTGCTGCCAATGAAGTTTATAAAGCTTGTCGCAGAGCTGGGATGGATGAAGGCACTGCTTTGGCCTTTGCTATGGATCGTAGCTCTTATCCTGATTGGATAGTGCCTCTCGATGACCCAATGAGAAAGATTGGTTGGGAAGATGGCGAGGAAGATAACTAATCTACTTTAGAGAGGTTGAACTCTTTGAGGCTCTCAAGTCGCTTTATCCAGACTTGACGCCTTTATCAGCGACCGACCGAGCAGATGGCATTACTCACAATTCCTACATTGAGCTTAAATGCCGTAGGACTCACTATGAAACTTTGCTAATCGAGAAGAAGAAGTGGGATTATTTGGCCGATATAAGGGCTAGAACGGGCGCTAAGACCCTTTACATTAACTCGACACCTAAAGGGGTCTACCAGTTTGATTTAGGGGCTGTAATCGAGCCTGAGTGGGTTATGAAGCGGTTGCCTATTACGACCGATTTCAGCAATAAAGCCACAAATGAGCGACTGGCTGGCTTCTTAGATATTCGCCACGCCGAGCTGCTACTTGTCTAAATAGATTTAATCAAATAGATTTAACCCGTAAATCCATTTAGGGATTACAGAACGGGAGCAAAATGATAAATAAAGTAGCTCTAATTCGATTTGATTCTCAAGCAGGGGCTTGGACTGATGAGACAAATTGGGTTAAGGGATCAATAATCAGACGATTCGCTAAAGAGCGGATGGGCAAGACTCAGCTGAGAGGCAGATTAGCAAAGAGCGAAATCTCCAATTACTGGTTAGATAAATATGGGGTAAATGCAGATGTTGCCTAATTTATCTAACGAAGCAGTCTTTGCAATCATCGTAGGCGTTCCATTTATGGGCCTTTACTTATGGGCTCTAATCAATTCCTCAAAAGCGAAAGCATTCAACGAGGGCTACAAGAGAGGGAGAGCCAGTGTCCGATACACAGAAATCATTAAGTGATTGGCTCGAAGACGCTGGTGCTACCTTATTTGACCGAGGGATTGAGTATGGCGACCCGAGGCACAATTTTCTACGCATTTACAAAATCGCAAGAGCACTCGGTATTCAGCTCAGAGACCCATCTGACTTGGCGCTTATTGCTATTGCGACAAAACTCTCAAGAATGGTGGAAAGTCCAGAGCGCGAAGATTCGTATCTCGATCTCATTGGATACGCCGCTATCTTGGGTCGATGCAGATTTTCTACTCCAGAAGATTGGGACGACATTGAGTCTGACTCGCAATCATAATACGAATCAATACTGCGATTACTGCAAGTATCGGTGGGGACAAAATAAGAACGGCTGGGATTTAAGAGCTATGACTCCAGCGGTTTGGAAAGTCCAAAGCGACACACCGCTTCGCAAAGCTCAGGTTAGGTTCTATTGCCAGCCTTGCGCCGATGAAGCACAGAATTGGCCAGATGGCACATTTTATTCATTAAAAGAACAATTACAAGATGCGATAAATGATTTCGCAGGGAGAGAGAAGTTAAATGTCGAATTACCTTGATGACTATGTATCAGTGCAAGACAGACTAAAGGAGTATATAAATGATTTTCCAGATTATCGAATCAAGACTCATATCTTGGCGGAGTCGCTTGTGGCTAATTGTGATGTCTATATTATTAAAACTGAGTTATATCGCACTGAAGCTGACGCACATCCTTGGACTACAGGTTTATCCTCTGAGTCTAAATCAAAGCAATATGCACTGGAGCTTGCGGAAACTGGATCGCTGGGACGCGCACTTAACCTCGCTGGATACTTCGCTAAGACTAAACAAAGCCCAAAGAAGGCAATTGAAACGACTAAGCCAGCTCTTGCGGAATTCATAAAAGAGCAACGGCCTAATGATCCTGAGCCAATTGTCTGGGATGTGAGCGAAATAGCCAATCAACTAGGTGCTGAGATAATTGATGAGATTCCTCTTTGCTCTGGTGGAGATGGCCCTATGGTGCTAAAGACTGGCACTAAAGAAGGCAAGGAATACAGGGGCTGGGTCTGCCCAACACCTAAGTCTGGTCATCCTGCTAAGTGGATGAGAATTGGTTCAGATGGGCATTGGGTATTCCAGAAATGAAGCGAGATGCTCATCCATTTATCTGCTCAAATTGCAAGTTAGTTACTCCGCATATTGAGCTGCATAAATATGACGCAACAGATATTGCAGAAGCACCTGAGGAAGTCTGGCTAGTTGAATGCCAAAGGTGCTTTATGCAAAGAATTATTTATCCATCAGATCGGGTAACGGCCAAAGAGGACGATATTGTCCGATGCGACCAATGCGGTAAATGGAAAATGAAAGCAGCAAAGTGTCGAATATGCCGATTAGCAGCTGGGCTTGAATCAATATCGGAGCGCTATTGGACTGGTGGCGAGACCCGAGAAAGGCCTTACAATGCCAATCTATGAATACATATGCCATAAATGCGATAAAAGTCGAGAGTTAGTTGCATCAATAGTTCAGAAATATGAAGTAACCTGCGATAATTGCAATGTGCCAATGTGGCGCGTCTGGCATCCAACGCCAGCAATATTTAAGGGCAAAGGCTGGGCAGGTAAAGATAAATGAGCAGACCCCATTCTATTAAATATATCCGTCAGTTAATGGAATGGGGATTTGATAAGGAGTTTATCGCTAAAGATTGCGGTATCAACCTGGCATCACTTGAGACTAGGTTAAGAAGAGCTAAGGAAAGGGAGCAAAGAGATGGGAATCAAGGAACTGAGTCTGGAACTAGCGGCAGTCAGCCTAATAGCTGATGAGGCTAAAAAAGCCAAAGATAGGCTAAGAACGGCCCTACAGGCCGAGATGGACAAGATAGGGGCAGATAGGGTCAAGGCTGAGTATGGTGAGGATGTTATCGCCTATGTAACGACCAGTAAGCCTAAATTTAAGTGGATAATCAAGAACGAGAAAAGCTTCGTTAATTGGGTCAAAGCCAATATCCCTAGTGAGATAGTTGAGACAGTAAGAGAATCATCAAGAGATGCGATATTGGATAAGTTCCATTACATAAATGGCGATGATGTTATTGATCCAAATGGTGAAAGAATTGAATGGCTGGTTGGCGATATAGCTGAGCCTTATCTGGTTACCAAGTTCCACTCAGACGGCAGGGAAAGGCTGAAAGACGCCTTTCAATCAGGCCAGTTAGAGTTTAAGAAGATATGGGAGCTGCAATGAAGGATGATACATATCCAATATGGAGAGATATTGATAATCATATGGATATGCCAGATGGGGTGGAATTTAACAAATACTAATAAAAGTTGTCCATATAGTGAGATGATAGGATAATCAATGCGTAAGATATTTGACAAGTGCATTACACTCCGTCTAAGGCGGGGCCCGAAGGCAGCCCGTAGCCGCAGCGTAAGGGGCGCTTATTGCCTAACGCTGATGCTATCGGCACTAATGCTGCTGAATATCAATCCATCAAAAGCAGATATGAATCTCAAGCTTTATGCATACAACAAATTAGATTGGTCAGAATTTCAATGTTATAACTGGTTAATTTATAAAGAGAGTAGTTGGAATCCAAAGGCTCGTAACGGCTCTCATTATGGCTTAGGACAAATGAGATCTACTTGGTATAAAGACCTAAGTGCTAAGAAACAAATAGATGTGCATATTAAATATATAAGACACAGATATAAAGATGCTTGCACTGCATTGCAACACCTTGAGACTAAGGGCTGGCATTAGTGGGACACAAGCGATACCAGACTAGCTACTATCAAAAGACTAGACTGCAAGTGCTGCAACGCGATTACAATACTTGCCATTACTGCGGGCTGGAAGCCACTACCGTTGATCACTTGATACCTATCAGCAAGGGTGGCACTGATGAAGCCTCTAATATGGTGGCTTGCTGCACTAAGTGCAATAGTTCTAAGCGAGATCGTATGACCCCCCACTTTTTTGAGCGCGCATCCAGACCCACGACCCCCATTGGGAAGATTTTC